CAAGACAACCTAGCTGGAGATGTCATCGGTCTACTCGAGACTAAGGGCTTTCATCCAGAACAGAAGACAAGCATCCATCCAAGCACGTTAAAAGCTTTTGTAAAAGAGCGTATAACAGATGGTAAACAAATAGATCTCGACATGTTCGGGGCGTTCATTGCTAATGCAGCAGAAATCAGGAGGAAATAATTATGAATGAAGTAGCAAAAAAGAAAGGCACTGAAGTGTCTACGGATCTAATGTCAGACATTTTCGCGGTTGCGGGAGAAGGCGCGGTGTTTGATGTCGATGAGCTTATTGTTCCTAGAATTAAGATTTGTCAGGCAATGTCACCAGAACTAAAGAAGTCTGATGCCAAGTTCATTGCGGGTCTTAGTGCTAGTGACATGTTCAACAGCTTAACGAGTGAAAAGTATGACGGCGCGAAGGGTATTTTTTTCCTCCCATGTCACTCAGACACTTCATATGTTGAGTTTGGCGCGGGAACAGGTGGAGGATTCATTGGCCTACTAGAGAAAAGTGATCCTCGTATATCACAAACCACTCGAGATGGATCTACAGAAGTTCTTCCTGGAGGAAACGAACTGGTTGTTAGCGATAACTTTTACGGTCTGATCGTCTCCGATGATGGGGGCTCAGAGCCGGTGATCATACCGATGGCTTCTACTAAACGTAAGATCGCACGTCGTTGGAAGTCAATGATTGCTTTGCAAAGGATTGAGCATAACGGTGTAAAGAAAACGGCTCCGATTACGGCAACCTTGTGGAACCTTCGTGTTGTTGATGAAACTAACAAACGTAATGAAACTTACGGTAACTTTTCTGTAACTAAAGTTCGCCAACTTAATGGGGATGAGGATAGGTCTTTGTTCCAAGAAGCTGAAGCCTTCCGGTCTTCTGTTGTGAGGGGTGAAGTTAAAGCCGCTGAAGAGTCTCCTAGCTCTTCGGATGATGGGGACGATATCCCGTTTTAAGTGGCACGGCGGCGGTGATCGGGGGATTCACCGCCGCTTTTTTCTAGGAGGTACTAATGTCTAATACAAAAAAGTTACTAGAAGTGTTCCGAGGTTCGGGTGTCGCGCATGGGCGGACGACAGTAGGACGAACAGGACGCAACGGTAAAGCAGAAGCTAAAAGTAAGGTGGTTCGAGAACCCCTGACCGAGGAAGCGGTGAGACTTCACATCGAAGGCACCCAGGGTATCGGTTCAATCCCCATAAATAGTGATAACATGTGCAGATTTGGTGCATTAGATATAGATACTTATGATCTTAATCACAAAGCTTTGAGTGAGAAGCTAAAGAAATTAAAACTCCCATTGTTTCACTGTCGATCTAAATCCGGTGGAGCACATTTGTTTTTATTCTTAAAGGACTGGGAGCCTGCCGCGTTGGTACGAGAATATTTGATGGAGATGTCTATAGCTTTAGGTTTCTCTGGTTGTGAGATCTTTCCAAAGCAAGACAAGATCTTAGCTGAACGTGGTGACGTAGGTAATTTTATTAACATGCCTTACTTCAACGCAGAGGAAACAATGCGGTACTGCTTTAATAAGAAGGCAGAGGCTATGGAGCTGCCAGAGTTCTTAGCGGCAGTGGCTAAAGGTAAGGTATCGGCATCGGAATTAAATGAGATGACCTTGGGTGGTAAGCGAGAGCATTTTACGGATGGTCCTTATTGTTTAGAAGTTATGACGAGCCAAGGTGCGATAACCGAGTTCCGAAACATCTTTATGTTTGCAGTCGGGGTCTATTGCAGAATGAAATGGCCTGATGATTGGAAGAAGCACCACGAGGAATACAACCGGATGTTATGTAAACCGGCTCTTGGTGCGGGTGAGATCATTAACATACAGAAGTCTTTAGAGAAGAAGGACTACTACTACCAATGTGATGTATGTCCTTTGAAGGATCATTGTGACAAGGATCTGTGTAAGACCAGGCCTTTTGGGGTAGGTACAGAGGCACCGGATGCAGCGCATATCGGCGGACTAACAATTCTTTTATCAGAACCTAGGCTGTACTTCATGGATGTTGACGGGCGGAGGTTGCAGTTATCCACGGAGCAGTTGCAAAACCAAATGCTTTGGCAAAGGGCGTGCATGGAACAGATAGATCTCATGCCCCCAATCGTGAAGCCTCAGAAATGGCAGGCTACAATCAATAATCTGATGAACAACTCTACTAAGTTAGCAGTACCAGAGGAACTCACCTTGAGCGGACAGTTTAGGGATCACATAAAGAATTTCTGCACCAGTAGGATTCGGGCTATGGCTCCAGAAGAATTGGAGATGGGCAAACCGTGGACCGAGGACGGAGTAACGAAGTTCAAGATCGAGGGTCTGATGGATTACTTGAAGAACAGAGACTGGAGACATTGGTCTAAAGCCCAGGTCCAAGAAGGCATTAAAGATTTAAACTCTGGGGGCGAGTGCCACGGTCACCAGAACATACTGAAGCAGGGCAAACGAACCACGATCAGAGTGTGGCACGTCCCTGCATTTGACTACGAAGAACCCAAAAAGGAGAACGACAATGACGAAATCCCATTCTAATAAATTATTGCTACGAGTTGGGGAACTCAGCGATTGGTTAGGAGTGTCCAGATCCACCATCTACAAGTGGGTTAAAGAGGACAGATTTCCTGAACCTTTAATCTTAGGTCAATCGGACGGCAAAAGAAGTGCTAGTCGATGGAAGACTTCTGAAGTTGTGGAGTGGTTAGACTCTCGCCCTCGCGGTGTTCAGCATGAGCTCCGATAGCACTTTAATATTCGGTCCACCAGGGTGCGGTAAGACACATACTCTGATTGAAAGTGTTAAGGAAGCTTTAGCTAACGGCACTCCACCTGATCGTATTGCGTTTGTATCCTTTACAAAGAAGGCTATTGCCGAGGCGACAGAGAGAGCCTGCTCTGCATTTAATCTAACAGAGAAAGATCTTCCATATTTCAGAACGTTACACTCTTTAGCGTTTCGGGGACTAGGATTGCAGAGTAAAGACATGATGCAACGGGAAGATTGGAGCGTCTTAGAAGATCAATTGGGTGTGGTCTTTGAAAGTTCTGGGGGAGTTTCCCCCGATGAGGGAGTGATCATTCCGATGGGATCGGGAAACGGTGATAGATTTATTCAGATGATGACTAGGGCGAAGTATCGATTGATCTCTTATGAGGAAGAATTCAATGAGACTGGAAGTTATTCCATGCCGTTTGAACTTTTAAATACGATCTCAGACGCACTAGAGAGGTATAAGTCAGAGCTTTTTAAGTTTGATTTTGTGGATTTAATTGAGAGATACATCGATTGGGATATAGAGTCTCCAAGCTTAGATCTTTTGATCGTAGATGAGGCACAAGACTTAACACCATTGCAGTGGCAGATGGTGAATAAGTTAGCGTCAAAATCGAACAAGGTTCTGTATGCAGGAGACGACGACCAGGCAATACATAGATGGACGGGGGTAGATGTAAGTTTATTCTTAGCTGCGGGAGAGGATCAACGGATCTTAACACAGAGCTATAGACTACCGAGCTCGGTTCATACCCTGTCCCAAGAGATTGTTAAACGTATACATCAAAGACAAGAGAAGAGGTTTTTTCCAACAGAGCATCAGGGTTCTGTTAACTATTCATATGACCTAGAGCATTTAAATCTAACGACGGGCTCGTGGACGCTGATGACTAGGACTAATTCAATGGCTAGAGAGTGGGCAGACCACGTCCGATCGATGGGACTTCTTTATTCTATAAGGGGGAGGAGCAGTATCAACCCTTCGGTTGGTGAAGTGATCTCTACATGGAGAAGGTTACAGCAAGGAGAGAAGATTCCTATTGCATCCATAGTTAAATTATACGAAAATGTTCCCAAGATGGGAGATTTTAGAGTAGTGAAGCGGGGTTCGAGTAACCTATTGCAGGCCGTGGATCCTGAAAGCCTCCTATCTTACGAGGATCTTCTTATGTATGGAATGGTAGCACCCAAGGACCGAGATGCGCTAGACGTGGCTCGATTGGGTACGCATGATAAGAACTATTTACGGGCTATTGAGCGACGAGGAGAGAATATTCTTGACCGTCCTAGAATCAAACTGTCAACGTTTCATGCTATGAAAGGGGGAGAAGACGATAATTGCGTAGTTTCTTTGTCCTCTACTAAAGCGTGTGTTGAGAGTGCCCACCCAGACGACGAGCACCGTGCATTTTATGTTGGCGTAACGAGAGCCAAGAAGAATTTGCATATAATAGAATCCAACAAAAAGTATAGGTATATAGTATGAGAAGAGAACAAATACTGGAGAAAGCCGAAGAGTTAATCAATGGTCCAAGGGCCACGCATTATGGAGATGCATACCAAAACCATGAGCGTATAGCCCAGTTATGGACTGTAGTGCTTGGGATGGAGGTTACAGTGTCCCAGGTTTATCTTTGCTTGAACCAATTAAAGGTCTCGAGACTTATTGAAACACCTAAACAT